ATCACGTACTGCAACACTTTCATCATACATAATATTAGCAATAGTTTCTTCCAAAACTTCTTGAGCCATATCTACTGATGGGAAGAAAGTATTTTTAGCCAAGTTATCATTGAAGTCATTACCTTCTGGGTAAGAATAAAAAGATTTCTTAACAGTAGTTAAAACTGCTGCACAACCTTTTGATAATTCTACCACGGCACTGTCGTCAGAGTAATCCTCTAATTTATATACAATGCTGGTATCTTCTTCAAGACTATCTTGTGCTACAAAACCGTCTTTTTCCATTTTAGCTACCATTTCAGGGGTAACATGTTCTTTTTCTACTACGAAAGCAGCTACTTTTGGAGCTTCTGCCTTCTTAGTGGAAAAGAGTGTGCCTAAGTCTAAGCCCATAACTTCCTCCGTATTTTTCATTATTCTAAAGGGGATTCTATTAGCCCCTCGTTTTACTAAAGATATAAACGATACGTCCACATCTTCTAGTTTCCTAGCGTTCATTTCAACTTTCATTTATAAATCCTCCACGAAACTAAATAAATGAGCGTGGTTTGCCGCTGTATTAGTTTGAGTACCACTGGTGATAGTATGATAGTGCCCCTCGTCTTCAGAAGTATGTCCCCCTAAGAAGACCCCTTCAGAATTAAAGCTAACATAAAACGTATGGGTGTGCCCTTCTACGTTATTAGTAAGACCTGTAAGTTCTGGGGGAATATCTAAAGATAGGGTTGCATCCACCCCTTTAGCAGTAGCTTCTAAACTAAACCCGTTAAGCTCACCCTTCTTTATAGAGTTCCACAGTACAACATCAGGAACATGGACACCGACTACCCAAGACCCGTCTATAAACACAGGGTCATCCTTCCTAGCTATAAATGATTCTACGACATAAGCACCTGTAATATCATTATCATGCTGTTTATCTACTTGGTGAGTTCTCTGATTCTTTAGAAAGTTATGCGCTGCTTTCCTAATAGTCTCAGTGGTCATAAAATCCCCATCAGAGTCTGGAACGTCTGGGGCGTAAACCTCACCATAGACTATTTGCAGTTCATCATCTGATTTAAGTAGGGGTGTTCTAATAATACTCATGGCGAGAAAGTAGGCTAACCTAAGTATTAAGGCAATACTATACTTTTACTAGAGTGCATCGACACATTGGGTGAAACGGTGGTGTATGGAATCCTAATTTTACTAAGTCTTCTATACCATACGCCTGTAGTGCTACCACATCTTTTTTAGCCTGTTTAGGGAAGGGCGACATTTCCTTAATAACCTCGGGGTCAGTAACACTCATAATAGCCCGTATTTTTTGTAGACCATCTTGAACCTTAAAAATCTTACCATCCAAAGTGTCACATACTGGGCAGGTATTCTCATCCAACTGGGCAGTCACTCTGTAAACTTTTACACCTTTAGCAGCTGCTTCTGATAGGTAACCATAGGCTGCCATCCTTGAAACATGCAAACTATTAGAGATAGTTACCGCCTGTATTATTTTATCCCCAATGCCTTGCTTAGTAGTTCTTCTGAATACATCAGTATTAGGGTTAGCCCGTTTATCTTTAATAATATTGGCAATGGGGGTAGTTATAGCGGCGGTAAGTAGATTATTAAGGGTAGTCACCGATACCTTCACGGAGTTACTCATATCCGCCCTAAAAGCTTCAGTACCTATAAATGATGTAGAGGCTCCAACCTTATCAGAAACTTGACTAGCCCCGAACAGGGAGGCTGCAAGACCAATCCTACCTAAGTAGGCAGTATCCTTTAATACATACTGTAGGGACAGTAACTTACTCTCTGCCTTAGACAGGTCACCAGAAGCTATGAGGTCAAATATCTCTACTATAGGCTCCTTAATATCCTTCTTAACAAGGGCTAGTATTTTCTTGGTTAAACTCTTCTCTAATACCAAGAATGATTCTAGGGATATAGCCATTAGGATATTACCTCAATCTCAGCCAAAGCTTGCGCCAACTCTGAGGCACCTTGCTTGTCATCCCCGCAGTCTGGAAACACGTTGGATGCTAGGTAGGATGAAAACTCTTCCCTATCTGAGTCTTCTAGTGATTCAACAATATCTTGCAAGTCAATCATATCATCTGCTGATAACTCTGAATCACCAGTAGCTACTTTACCCCAATGCCATGCTAGACCTTCAATATCTTGCTTGGCAATTTCCTCAAACTTTATAACTTTCTCAGGGGCTTTTTTATCTAAACCCTTACCCGCATCTAAAGAATTATTAGACTCAGCTGGGGGGTTCTTAATAGTGTTAGTTCCCGCCATCGCATCTAAGGCTGCTTGTTTATCCCCTTGCCTAGATAGTGAAAGCTCTTCAGCACTATAGGTTAGAGATACCCCTGCAACATCACTAATATTATCAACAATACTTTCTGGAGAAACAGCTCCAGTACTTCGAGCTACTGCAATGCCCTTCATCTGAAGGTTACCATCTTTAATAGTATTCTGCTTGGAGGTCATCTTAACTGTGCCTTGGGATAACTCTCTAATAATTGTCAGGTTCATAGTGGCATCAAACTCTCTGCGTTCTGGTTTGAATACTTGAGCCTCCGCCAGCATTGAGGCAGCCCTACTTGCCGCGAAGTTACCACCATTCTGACCTACATATAATTCAGGTAGTCTAAAAGCACCTCGAATACGGGTAGAGCACTTAGCATCATAGTTCTCAAACATAGAATCACTTACCCGTTCCGAACCAAACCTTTCAACAGTAATCTTAACAGACCCACTATTATCTAAGGATGTTCCAGAGGCATAGGCTTCTAAAATAGCTGCTCGGTTTTTAGAGTTCTTACCATTAAGGTAGTTTTCTAAAGCCTGCTTAGTCTCTTTAACCATAATACCGCCAGATACGGTAATTAGTACTGGAGGTAGTCCCCCACTGTTAAAGAAATCTAGGTTATTTTCCTCAGCTTTCCTACTACCAATAGCTGAAGGTGTCTGGTTAATCCATCTTGGCACCCCATAAGGACTTGTTCCATCAAGAACTGCTGTAAAGTGAATAATTTCAGTAGCCCTATCTTTAGGTTTTACCTTACTAGACCATCCACCTGTATGCTTATCTAAATGTTCTGAAGCCCCGTATTCCTTAAAGTAAATAGGCTTACGGTTAATAATTTGAGCAAAAGGTCTAAGCCTAGCCTGCATAGATACTCGTACCGACTTACCATTACGATACATATTCTTAGTTACTTTTTGGTGGGGGGATAACCTACATAACCTCATAGTAACTGACGGTATTTGTTTAAGGAGCATTATATCTCCAGCGGCATTTCGTATAACTTCAAGATACCCGTTACCTGTAATCTCAATATCTCTACGTAAAGCCCGTCTTAATGAAGTCATAGTGGTGGTCGGGTATGGCTCATCCATAAGACCTATAACGGCATCAAGACCTACAACCTTCGAGGCATCCATTTTAGGGTCAGAAGGTTCTATCTCAAAACCTGTACCATCAATGTTAACCTCCATAGCCTCAATACACTGCATGAGGGTATTATTGGAGTGTACAACTGAAGTTAAGGTATCAGGGTTATGTTGTGGAGGTATTATGGTAGCCCCATCAGGGGTCTTAGTGGATTCATATAATCCAACAAATCTATCCTCGGCATACCCAGCATTGCTTCCTAAGATAACTGCATCAGACTTAGATACAGGATTATCACCTTTCATAATAGTGACACCACTGTTCAATACCGTATTATCAAGTTCACTTTGAGACATTAAGCACCCCACAACATTTTCTATTGAGGGGTACTATATGTATCCATAAGGTTTATTGCTAGGACTATGCAAACGTTTGCACAGATTAAAGCTCTTCCATGTCTGCTAAGTTATACCCAATCTCCGCGTCAGCATCGAATCGTAGTTTAGGTTTCCACCCAAATACCTCTTCTAATGGTAGGTGGCTCATGGTGTAGCAAATCCTTTCAGCCCATAGCTCCGCATCCTTTTCTGGCACATACCATTTCAAATCATCGTGTACCATCATAAAAGGTTTAACTTCTCCAAACCCATACTCTTTCTTAACTTGGTATAGGGAGTATTGAGTAAGGTCTGATAAGGTTCCTTGAACTGATGAGTTTATGGCATTTCTCTCAGCTTTAGACCTAACCGACCCCTCCCTATCATTTATTAACGGTAAGTGGCGTAATCTACCTAAAGGTGAGCGTACATACCCATGACGGTGGGCAAAGGCTTTAGTGTTAGTATGCCATTCTGTTAATTTAGGGTAAGCCACTTCTAAGAACAATCTTCGCTGTTCTGTAGCTTCGGGAACTGTCATAACATTACCATAGGCTGTTTCAGCGTAAGCTTGATAACCATCAGCACTCATGCCATAAAGGAGTCCAAAGTTTGCAGCTTTAGCACCCTGCCTAGACTCTTTAAAAAATTTAGGGTCAGACTCTTTTTTACCCATAAATACGTCATAATCCATTTCCATCAAAAAGGCTGCGGTGACGCAGTGAATATCAACACCTTCATTAAAGGCTTTAATCATATTGGTTTCGTGAGCTATCTCCGCAGCTACCCGCATCTCCCCTGCGGAATAGTCGCAAGATAATATCATCATGCCTTTAGGAGCTGTGTACGCCTTCCGAAGCTTTTTCGCCCATAGGGTATGTTTCGGAACGGTGTTATGCACCACTATATCATTAGCAACGAATGAGTGGTCTTCCTCTACGGTTAAGTCATATGTTTCCTTGCTCCCCGTACTCACTATGGATACTACTCTATCTAATATGAAGCCTGCTTGGGCTGCCCTGTAGGAGTCATAATAGCCTACCCCTCTGTCCACCCTCTCCGTAGTAGAGCGTTTAAGCAAACCCCCCTTAGTTTTGGGTCTCGTATAGAGCGTAAGACGGTCAGGTAGTGATACACCGCCCCTGTTAAGCCGTACTTTATCGGCTGCACTAGATAGCCCGCCTAGAGTATATACAGAATCCCCTACCAAAGTATGGTCTGTCCTAACAAAACCCTCGGATAACAGTAGTGGGTGGTTGGCGGTACACTCTATCATTTTTCCTGAGCTTGTTGTAACGGTAAATACGGGCTGTACCCCATTACGATACACTGCAATAACCTTGCGCCACTCCCCTGTATGGCTTAATACCTCATAGGGTCTACCTCCCTCAAATCCTTCAACGATAGATTGTAGGGTATTATTACCACCTTTGCAGTGTATTAGACTGCTCCCCACTTGGCATTGAATAGCAGGACACTTAGCAGACGAGTTATGAACAACAATACCATTAGCAATATAAGAATGGTCATCCTCAACAGTAATATCATAAGTTTGGGCAGTACCTTTATCTTTAAGGGAGTTCACCTGTACTGGGCAGAATCCCGCCATAGAATCTTTTCTGCCAATCCATTTTTTAAATAACCTAACATACCTAATAAGCTCCCTAGATACCTCTAGTGATACTTCAAATGGTATCCCTTTAACCTTAGCCCCAGCCTCTGTGGGTTTAGCCACTTTTATATAAGCATAGTCACCTACAGTTAAATCCCCTGATAATTTCCATGTTGGAAAGCTCATAATAGGGTGGTTATACGTTGATACTAAGGTGTGGTCGCCAACCTGTAACTCCAACACTGGCTTCATACCATTGTTGTAGGCACCAATCATAGACTTCCATCTACTTTTATGAGTCCATATTTTAAAAGACTCCCCTTGGGAATATCTATCTATAAGGGTAGTAATCTCCACCTCACCCTTATCTGTTAAAATCATAGTTCCTGCTGTAACACAACGCCCTGTATCCGTTCCTGAGTCTGATGACCCATTAAAGTCACCCTTATGAAGCATGTAGGTAGCATGATACTTATTATCATACTGGCGGTGTTTATTAAACCCTGTGATATATGTTGATAGTGTCTTTGATGCACTTCCGTGCTGCTTTAGTAATTGCACAAACTCTGAGGCTTCTGGAACATCATCAAACATCAAGAAATGCTCCATAGCGGTAGAAGGCTTCCCAGTTTTAGCAGTAAATTTTAAAGGTTTTAGCCCAAGACCCCGTAATCCAAAGAAGTAATCCTGCAACACCGCTGGTCTTAAATCCAAGTTATCCCCATGTTTTAATTTAAACTTCATAGGCATTTTTTCAAACATCTGCTCTTTAAGGTCTTTTATAGATGTAGACACCTCAAACTCTAAAGCCTCCTGACACTCCACATCTATGGTAGTACCTACGTGTTCTAATTCTAAAAAAGTGTTATTGCTTTTATGTAGTAATTCAACATAAAAGCGGGTCAAAAAAGGGTCAGCAAGTAACTCCTCTTTCATCTTCTCATAAACCTCTAAGCAGGCTACAACATCCCCAACTGAGTATATTAAGAAATCTTCATCAGGGATTAAGTCCATACGAGATTTGTCATAGGTTTTATTCATCTTGGAGTCGTAACCTCCAATAGATGTGTATATCTTTGCGTGAGTCTCTAGGCTATTGGAGCGATTTTCATTAAGAAGTGACCCCACAATAGTGGTATCAAAGCTGAAGTTTGTACACTCCATATCCCACTTTTCTAGAAACCACCTCATATCATATTTAAAGTTGGCTCCCACAATTTTTACTTTTGGAGAGGATAAGAACCACTCAATATCTTTAAATAATTGTCCTGTAGGTTGATTCTCAATACTTCTAAACCTAATGCAGTACCCCTCAATACCTTTAGCCCCACCATTTCTGAAGGCTAACTGAATGGATTCAATCCATGCGTCTTGGTCATAACAATTAAGTCCGATAGTTTCCGTGTCACAGCATACTGAAACACTCTTACCTGTTTTATCTGCCAGTGCCTCTACAGAACTACGTAACTCTTGAAGGTCTTCTAGGTACTTAAACTCACCTAATACAGGGTCTACTGTCCCAGTCTTCGCTAGGCGTATAGCTAGTTTAATATCCCACACAAAATTAACTTCTAATGCAGGGTTGGTCACAGCAATAAAAGGGTCATAGGTTACTAGGTATTCTGCCCCCCGTATGCTTATAGGGCTTTCCCTCAAGGCTGATACCTTCTTGCCTTTATGAACCCCGTAGGTACTTTGTAGTAATGTTAGAATCTTACTACCCATAGTTAACACCACATCCCCCTTAGTAGTTGGGGGTAGGTCTCCTTCAAAATATACAAACTTAACCTTAAGGTCTCCAAGACCTGAAAGGTGCGGTTTTACTACTTTAGTAAGGGTGTCTGCATTACTGCTTGTTACAATATATAACATCTAACCTCCGTGTTGATTATTATTTGTTTTTATAAATGGTTAAGAACAGTCCGAGCATGGAATCTTTACTAGCCTATCCCCAAAGTCATCATACTGTAAAAACCCTCTAAGACCTGCACAGTTTTGGCAGTGCGAGTCTTTTATAGGCGTAATGTCCAGCAAATCATCATTAACTACGCGTAGTACTAAATCATAGTACCGCTTATTACCTTTCGGGTGGGTTATAGGGGCTGCCACCGTTACTGCCGTGGTAATTGCATCCATAACATTTACAGTACTAGAGCTTATACATAAGTAGTTTCTTAGGGTTGGTGAAGCCCTGAGAGCTTCTGTAACTTTCTTTGAAAGGTTCATAGGGTAGTTCCTCACACATCCCGCATCTGTACATATAATTCTTCTCTAAGGATGCGAATACTTCTAGGGGCACTAAACGCCAATCGTGCTAATGAGGATACTCCAACACCTGCACTAATGAAAACATCCTTGGATACTTCTGTACCTTTTGATGGGGTAATACTAAAAGTATTTCCCTCAAACTCAATAATATAATGAGAGACTCCCTTAATAGTCTTCAAGGTGAGCTTAGAATCCCCAATATAGATTGATTCCCCAACATGTAGTCCTAATGATAATGCCATGACGTTACTCCATTTGTGTCGTTATATTTAATAAATCTTTTGCTACCTCAGTCAACACCCAAGTTGACCCCCCAACCACCCTACGTTTTGAGTTAATCCTAGTAACTAAACCTTTACACTCTAGGATAGTTAACTGTGTAGCCATGTCCCCACTTGTTGAACCATCATGGTCAGCTGCTTCTCTGGTAGTGGCTTTAGAAAATAATACAATAATCTTTAAACAGTGTAGTAATCTTGTGCCATCTTTTGGGAGCTTTACCAGCACTTTATTATGATTAACTCTTTCTAGCTCACCTGTTATCCCTATCTCCCACTCCATTTTAGAATAACCACAGGAACATACCACCCAAACACTAGCCCGTTCAACTCTAAAATCAGCAGCCCTACCACAACCCTTTGGGCAGTCTCCAGCAATTCTCATCCCAGCCATAATACCACCCTATAAATGTATGATGGGAAGGCAGTATAACCTTTAGGGGTATGAGGTCAATTATTACGGAAGTAATGCCATCATTAACCCACTGATTTTAATATCCTTTTTTAGAATAGCCTTGCGCTCATTTTTAGAGTACTTGGCTACGGCATGACTACTAACACTTAACTTGTCCATAATCTGTCGATAGGTATTACCCTCTTTATAAAGAGTTCTAATACTTTTCTTTAAATGTTCTGGGTAAGGTTTACGCAAATCTGAATTGATACCATTTCGTTTTAAAATACACCCAATAGTTTGAGTATGTACCCCATACTTGGAAGATAATTCTTTTTTACTAAGACCCCTACCATTGTTGAAGTCTTTAGCTACATCTAGGTCTCTTACTTTCATTTCAGCTTTTGTTAGATATGTAGGCATTATAGACCCCCTAATGGCATTGCTGAAGCCACGGTTGGTGTAATGATAGCCAGATAGTTAAGGTTTGATTGCAAAACTACTGCTGATAATACTAATAGTAATAATAATCTACGCTGGTTCTTATTCTTTTTTTGGTTTCTCATAAACACTCCGTTGTTATGTATGTCCGTGTGGGGAAGTATAATCCCCTTTTGCAGTTTGTCAATAGGTTTGAGCAGTTTATCTCGTACTCAGGAGTTTAGACTTAAGCTTTCTTAGAAAAAGTCTTTGATAATGTGGATACTGCTCGTGTTGATTCTGGGATTTGAATAGTCTCACCAGTGGCAGGGTTACGACCTTGGCGGGCACTACTTGTGCGGGAGTGGAACTTAATAAACCCTGTAATGTTAATCTCATCACCACCAACCACTACAGTCTCTTCAATAACGGACTGCATAGCCTCTAAAATCTCTTTAGTAGTGGTCAAGTTATGACCTGCCTTATTAGCAACTGCTGCAATAAACTCTTTCTTATTCATTATACTCTCCTAGTTATTTAGTACCTGTGGAGCCGAAGCCACCATCTCGTACTGCGTCATTATGAACTACTTCTTTACCACCAGATAAAAGCCGTGGTCGTAAAACTTTTGCGAAGGCTAACTGTGCAACCCTGTCACCCTCATTAAAAATAAATGTATCTGTTCCCGTATTGTGCAGAATTACCATTACTTCTCCAGTATAATCAGCATCAATAGTACCTATACCGTTAAGCACCATAACCCCATGCTTATAGGCTAGACCTGACCTAGAACGAACTTGTGCCTCTAGCTCATCTGGCATTTCTAGTTGCAGACCTGTTTTTATCAAAGCCCGCTCGTTCGGGAGTATTTCACCAGAGACCGTGCAGTGCAAGTCTACAGCGGCAGCCGCCCTAGTTTGATACTTAGGTACTACAGCATTTTCTGATAGTTTTATAAAATTAACGTTCATTTAAACCTTCCTGTGCAAACGTGTGCATAGATTTTTTGTTCTAGTGTACGATGCAGATATAACTGAATACTTATCATCTGAAGGCTTAGCCAAAAGTTGCTGCACCTTATCAAAAGCTTTCCTACCTGCCTCTACAATACTATTGCCACCATATTGAGCTATGAATACATCTTCAATAATTACACCATTCTCACGAATCTTTGCAGTTACTCTGTACCCCATTACCGTTTACCCCCATTATAAACTACAGCATGCCCCTCTAATACCATGGTGGCATTAACACTACTTTCCAAACCCTCCTTATATAGGATGCCTAAAAGCCTTCCAAACTTACCTTTACGGTCAAGGCTGGTTTTAATAACCATGCCACCCTTTGCCTTTAACAACTCCTTAAGTCGTGCCTTTGCTGCCAGACCTAAAGCTTTTTCAGCTAGGTCTCTAGTACGGCTTTCTGGAGCATTGATGCCAGACAACCTTACCCTAGCTTTATATTTAATATCAAAGCCTAAATCTATTACCACATCTACGGTGTCCCCATCCACAACTCGTTTTAAACTACAGTTATATGTATACATGCTACCTATTTCCTCCTTTTTTATTATTCTTGCAAGGCTGTTCCTTTAATCTTATTCAAACCTACCCATGTAGGATTGTTGTTAAATTCTTGCTTCAATCAGGCTAGTTTCACGATATTGCTATCGCCAGAGCTAATCTGTCCACAAGCTGTAACGATAGAACCTACCGCCAAATTCTTTAAGTTTATTGCAGCGTTTAAGTCGCGGTCGATAGTTAATCCACAATCACAAGCCATTGTTCTTTTGCTTAACGGCATATCGTGAATTTGACCACAACCACTACAAGTTTTGCTGCTAGGGAAGAACCTGTTGGCGATACCAATGACAGTACCAGCCGCTTGCGCTTTATACTCAAGCATAGTTCGGAACGAACCAAAACCAGCATCAAGTACAGAGCGTGCCAAATGGCGATTCTTACTCATGCCCTTTACGTTTAAATCTTCAATCACGACCACTGAATAGTCTCGCACCAACTGGCTTGTAAGCTTATGTAAAGCATCCTTACGAATATTGGCAATTTGCATGTGCAAACACCCAAGCTTCACTACCGCTTTCTTCCAGTTGTTTGAGCCTTTCTGCTTACGCGCTAAAGACTTGTTAAATCTACGCAACCTTGCCATTTTAGCTTGGTGCGCCTTTACGTTCGGTACTTCACTCCCGTCAGATAATACAGCCAATGTTTTGATACCTAAGTCAACGCCAACAATGCTTGGTTCTCGCTTTGTTGGTTCTGATACTTCAATTTCAACACAAATAGATGCAAACCACTTATCTGCCTTTCGTGATATTGTGCAGGACAACAGCTTGCCCTCGAACCTAAACGGCTCACATATGCGTAGCGGAGTTTTTAGTTTTGCTATACGTATATGTGAATCATCTAAGATGCTGAATTTAGTATTATCCAAACGAAAAGAATCATTACGACCTTTCTTGTGAAAGGTTGGATGCTTTGCGTTCTTTACCTTGAAGAAATTATTAAACGCTTTACCCAAATCAATCACTGCACTTTCCATGCAACATTTAGATACATCGTAAGACCATGGGAACAACTCCCGCTTCATGGCGTTGAGTTGCTTTTTAACGCTATACATTGTTGGCTTATTACCTGCATTATGTTCTTTATTCCAAATATCTAACGCTGCATTATACCCAACACGCGCCACTCCACATGATTGAGCAAGGAAGTTTGCTTGTACATTGTTTGGCTTTACTTCAATCTTGTGTGCGCGGTGAAACTTCATTGCAAACCTCCTTTAATTTCTTTTTATACGACCTTAATCCATACAATCTACAGCTAAATGTATGCACAATAGCCATTAAATCTTCAATCATTTCCTGTTGTGGCGATAAAGATTGCTGATTCACAACTACAATTTCACAACCATTTAACTTTGCTACATGCTCAATTAAATCAAAACCAAACCGTACCAACCTATCCTTATGAGCAATATATAGCGTTCTAACTTCACCATTACTTATCTGATTAAATAACTGGAGAAACTTCTTTCGTTTGAAGTTCATCCCCCCGCCTATTTCTTCAATCCACTCATCAATACTAATTGCACCAGATAAACAAAATTGCTCCATAGCTGACACTTGTGAGTGCAAATCATCTTTCTGATTGGCGCTGGACACACGACAATAAACAATATTACCCCGATTATCATCTTTTTGAATGTGTAGAACCTTACGAACATCAGACTCATCATAAAACCTGTGTCCTGATTCGCGCCGCTTCGCAACTAAATAACCTGACTCATCCCACCTGCGAAGGGTGGATATAGATACATTTACACGTTCTGCCATCTTGCTAATGCTATATAAGTTACTCATAATGCGGAGTGTTGCATAGATTTAGTTAGATGTCAAGCAACTATTCTTGCAAGGCTCTTAGTTTAACCCCAAGACCATCTTTAGCCTGAGATTTAATGCCCTTACATACCTTACATTTACATCTAGACTTTGCAGCACTCCTGTAAGCCTGAAATCTTTGTAATTTATCACACCATACCATTCTATTCTTGGTATCCTCAATTTCAATCATGGCAGTATTTCACCACAGGACGGGCATTTTTTTACTTTCTTTTCTACAACTTTTTTTGGTTCTGGGGTTAACCCTTCATCAGAAACTGGCATATCAATATCCAACCCTAACGAGCTAATATCATAACCATCATCCATTAGGAAGCTTACCTCCTCCACCAGTTTAGGCATATCCCAAGAGGCTTGGGAGGCAATACCATTATCTGCCAAAATATAAGCTTTCTTGTCTACCTCGGATAAACCTTCCACAATAATACAGGGCACTACCTCTAACCCCAAGGTTTCTGCTGCCATTACCCTACCATGCCCAGCTAGAATAGTATTAGCATCATCAACAATAACAGGGTTTATAAACCCGAATGATTCCAATGACTTAGTTAGATTATCCAACTGAGCCTGTGGGTGTATCCTAGCATTTCCAGAGTAGGCTTTCAGGTTAGCTGTGGGTATTTGTACAATTTTATAATTCATTAGTCCTTCCTTGATATTTTTCCTTCAATTAGTAATTCTTTTTTGTAGGCTCGGTGGGCATTCATAGCTTTAGTGTGGGAGTCTTTATCATAATAAATTTTAGAGCCACCCCTTAATGCCCGTAACTCCAGATTACGCTTAGCTTTTTCTGGGAATAAAATGAACCCTATAAGTCTACGAGAAACCTTATATTTAGTAGCCAAAGCTCTTTGGCTAAGACCTTCTATATTTAAGTGTATTTCTTCCCTCTGCTCTTGAGAAAGTTTTACACGTTTATCATATTGTTTTCCCGTCCTACAACGGTCGGCTATGGCAGGCATATTATAAGGTATACTTGTAATAATCAGAGTCGTAATCCCCCATCTCATCACATAATCTGTTCACTTCTTTTTGTAGAATATCGCACTCATGTAATGCTTCTAGGGCAAGTACTATATACTCCTTATCAGTAGCACTGTTATACATAGCAGTATTATTTATTAGCCCTGTTGATTCCAGTGCTTCTCGTACAGAGGTATCCATATTAAATAATCTCCTCAGAAGACTCTAATAACTTAGCATACTCTGAGGAGTAGCCAAACTCCTCCACCTTTTTATCTACTGATGCCATCAGAGCTTTCATAGCCCTGTGGTCAAACTCCTCAGAACTACTTAGGAGGGCTGCAATAGCCATAATAGTATCTTTCCCTGAATCCCCAAGGCTTGCTAATAGGCTCAGCACTAAAACCATCCCATCATCTGGAGTATTCGTGTGACTTAAAGTTGTACAGTTTTCTGTAGCCCCCAAAAATCCTAGAGTTACAGAAACGGTATCCCCATTTTTATGGGAGTCTTCAGCCTCATCTAGTAAAGCTCTTGCGGAGGTTATCATCTCATTAAACCTACTCATCAGTAACCGCCTCTTCAGTAATAACAGTCTCTTGTGGGAAGTCTTTTAGAATCTCTAAGGATATATTAACAGCCTCTTCTAAATCCTCCCCAATACCTTCAGGTCTACGCATTTTTGAAGTAGATATAACATACCCTTCAATCCTACTAACTGCTTGTAATAGTCGTATAACTTTATCCCTAGTTATCATAATCAATAACCTCCTGTGTTTTACTGCAAATATCCATCTCCAAACTACTTTTCATGTAGAGACATAACTGCTTAATAAGCTGTAAAGCTAAGTCCCTATCATCAGATTCATCAAAACTATCTAAAGAGGTTTTTAAGACTTTCATAAAGGGTTCTGGGGGAAGCTCTGTTAAACACTCGGACACCCAACAAATAGCCTCTTTATCAGACATAGTGTTTAGCTTTGCAGATACTGCAAATCCTAAGTAATCGTCATCCAAGTCTTGGATTTCATCTAATTGATTGTGGTACTCACGCATTTCCATAAAAAACTCCTTTTTTATTTGTTATCGACAATGTTACTGTCCTTTACCAGTTTGTCAAGGACTCTGTTACCCTCTTGTTGGTTGGATATACCCACATTGCTGAATCATAACCATAAACCTTTTTAGCAGTATCCCTATAAAGTTCTGTCAGTAAAAAATAAGCTGCCATGGTTGGGGGGGTTATGATTAAGTAATCAAATACCGTATCAATATATTTTAGTAATTGTACAGGCTCTACCTCTGGGTATTCTTTTATAAAAGTGCTCGTCAATAATATAACCTCATCAGTAATATCATTGGTTGGCAATACGCCCGTTGACTTAGGTACCGTTGATTCAAGTATGGCGTTCATTATAATAACCGCTGTGGCACACAAGGACTGCTCCTCCCCAAACATTTTTGAGCATACCAAGGATACTTGGGTGATTATAAGGTCTAGTTCCATAGTGCTTTTTGCTGTTCCCATTTTCCCCTCTCCTATACTCTTATCGCGAGAACCTTGTTAACCAAAATCCTCTCGATAAAAGTGCCTACCGCGCAACATGGGTTATTTTATACACTAAAGTTATCCAAGGGTTCTTTAGCACAACCATATCCCGTAGGCTCTCTTGCGAGCATACCTCTTAATAATGTTTGCCACGAGTATAAACCAGAGTGGGCAGTTAAACGCTGCTTCCTGTCTAGGGTTAGGGGCTTGGCTACCCACCCTTAGCTAATATACTCTGCAAACCCTCCGTGACTAATGGAGCTTACTCCTAAACTTAGTATGTTCTAAGCCTACTGGATAGATACAGGGGGGATTACAAGGTAATTAGAGGCACGAACAGCTCTCTGAGCATCTTGCATAACCTTTAGATTAGTCTGCACACAATTACCAAATCTATCGTACTCAGACCTAGTAAACGTGTATGTTCCACTACCTAATGATTCATACTCATTTCCAGAAATATCACTAAACCTTTTCTTGGTACCCAAAGGTAATGGTGGTACGGGCATAAAATAAGTCTCTGCTGAGCAATCGGGGGTAACAAACCCAACTCTATAGGTATCTGTGATATATTTACCTTTAGGGGTTATAGTAAAATCTACACCTGTAACAGTCTTTCCTTTGAATTGTAACCCTGTAGATGTTTGCACCTGTGCTACTAAAGACCCCAATACTTGCCCATTAGACATAATAGTTGTTGCAGTTGTTTTTACGATAGAGGGTGGGGTCAAAGCAGTCAAAGTAGCTACTTTTAATTCCAACGCTGCTACTTGTAACTGTAATTGTTGAACACTTTCTAACACCCTTTCAAAGTCCTTATCCTTATCGTCATCCCCCGCATAGGCTGGCGACACAAAACCTACTAGAGCTGCTAATATTACTGCTTTAATACCACTATTTACTTTTCTCATTTTATACTCCGTTTATTATAACTCACTGTTATTTCCTACACCCTGCATTGCTAGTCTATCCCAGCTGTCTCTTTAATATCTATGTACCTTAGTCTTCTAATACTAAAATTATATCTTTAAGTTAAAAGTTTTTCATATAATACCTCCATGTACTAC